GGTTGGTGGTGCCGTCGTCCACGCCACTCTCGTGGTAGACCAACTGATTGCCGTAGGTTGTAGCCACCGGGAAGTCACGCAGCGGCGAATCCAGCCACGCGGTTCTGCCAAGGTTGCCGTAGCTCCACACACGCTCAAGGTGGTTGTAAATGACGTAGCGGTCAATCACCGTGGAGTTGGCCGAGCAGTAGAACCACCAGATTTCGTTGTAAGCCTCATTGGTGCCCGCGAAGAACTGGTACTGCTGCTGAAGGTTGATGTCGCCAAAGATGTACTGGCGCAGAGGGCAGTACAGGGTCTCAACGCGGCCCGAGTACATATAGAATTTATCCAGCCCCATCCAGTACGTGATGTTGGCTGCGGTGGCAGCAGCGTTGGGGCTGGCAATCGATGTGTTAGCGCCCAGAATCTGGAAGCCCCAAACAAACGGCGCGCCAAGGTACTGCATGGAATAGATGGCGGCATCCGTCCAGACCAAAATCTCCTGCCGGGTTTGCAGGTTGGCAACGATGCTGGAGCCGGTGGACAGGCGATAGCTGCCGGCCTGATTGGTAGCCGACGGGGTCCAAACGGCGTAGTTTTCTTGGTCAGACCAACGGATCAGGAGCGGATCGAGCGTTGCGGAGCCGTAGTCATTACAGCCAAAGGCAAGCACAAACCGCGAAGCATCGGACACCGACACTGCGTTACAGATGCTGGGGCAGCCCGCGTCCGTCTGGTAAATGCCTGAACTAGCGGGAGAAAGAAGTCCTGCGCGGTCGTAGATCAGTGGGTTGGGATTAACCGCCCAGTAATAGAGTGCTCCGCCTCGGGGGTTGATGACCAAGTCCTGACCAAAGTTGCTCTGGCTCCACAGTCGCAGTTGCGCTGTCACACCCGACGTTGCCGATTCGCCCCAGCCGGTTGCGTTGCTGTATTGATTAACAACGGCCCCATCGGCATGGGATATGGCAGTGCTGCCCACACCTCGGGTGCAGCCGGTGAAAGTGGTTGGCGTTTTACCCGAATAGGTGATGTACTCACCACCAATACCGATTGCACCTGAAGCAGCAAACCCAGTGGTAGAGACAACCGTGATAGTCGTGGCGCTGTCGTTGAGTGCGCCGTTTAGCGTCGTGGTTGCAGAAACCGCAGTCGTGCCACCCCAGCCGCCAGCACCCCAGCCCGTGAGCGTGGTGAAAATCTCTTCACCGATAGATATCTGATACGCAAAGGTAGCTGCGCCTGTGGTGCCCGACGATGTAGCGGGAGAGCTAACCGTGATGCTGTAGGTGGACGAATCGATATAGGTGACGCGGAACTCTTTGTTCAGCGCCGCAGCAGGGATGCCGTTGACCGCACCACCCACGCCGGAGATCGTGACAAAGTCACCAGTTTTTGCGCCATAGCCCGGATCGTTGACGATGACGGTGGTCGAACCGCTGGTGGTCGTGAAGGCATTAGCCGCAATAACGTTGGTGTCCCGCAAAGGCGTGACATCGTAGAAGTTGCCGCCATTGGACTGCTGGATGTAGTACTTCAGGTGCGTGCCCAAGCCCATCAGGTTGTAGCTTGCAAGGGTGACCCAGTTCCACAGCGCCCGGCAGGTGCCCCAGAACGATCCAGTCGGCGGGGGCAAAGACGCGCCGTTGTTGAAATAGCCGCCGGTGTCGCGCTGCCAACCGCCAAGCTTTTCCGGATAGCCCGAGCGAAAGCGCACCTTGTCCATCTCGAACCAAGTGCCTTCGTTAGCCAGCGTCGTGGATTCGCGATTAACGCCCGGTCGTAGCTGGATTTTTTGCAGCGGCATGAGCGCCCCTTTATGCGGTCAAAACCTCTTGCGCGTGTTTAATGTGCGCAATCCGGTCGTCTAGTCCAATGGTACCGCCGTTGATCTTCTTTGTCATCCCGGTGAAGTCTTTAGCATCAGCCTCTTTATTGAGCTGACGCTTGTTCCAAAACCACCCGGCAGTCAGCGCTGCGTACTTGGGCACCAACACGTAATCCGGGCTGTGGATGAAGTCCATGTTCAGGGCGTCTCCGGCCAACGTGTAGTTGTCCTTGCCGGTGAGCTGGATCAGACCGCGCCCGTGGTACAGCCAACCCTCACCCGTCTCCTCCGGCCCGTTGCCCATACGCCCTGCGTATACTTTATTAGCAATCTTCTCGGGGTTGCGGTGGTAGGGTTTGGCGGACTCCAGCGTCGGGAAGCGGCTCGGCCATGTCTTCATGAGGCCCTCTGCGCTGTAGTTCATGTTCTCCTCCAGCCGGGTGAAGTTCATGGACTCATGGGCGCACTGTCCGATAAACGCAGCTTGGCGCTCGGGGGTGTTGATCTCATAGCGGTGAAAGACCTCTTCGAGAGGTTCAACCCAGTCAACGCTGATTTTGAGTTTGGCGAGGGTGTTGGCGAGGCTCATCATTTAACTGCAGGTGCTTTAGAGAGAAGGTCGGTTTTAGCCTGTGAACCAGCGCTAGAACCAAAATAGTAAGCAATGATCCCGGTCCATGCGGTGCCGAGGCTGCCCAACATCATCAGGATAGGCGGGTTGTTGGAGTCCACGCGCCCAAGCAACATCATCACAAGGATGCCGAAGAACCCGACGGTGACAATCGCCGCCAGAACCGGAGGGACAATGGAGCGGGTGGTGGCCTGCATTTCACGGGCGCTCTTCCTGTCGTCCACCGCCAGCTTTTCAAAGTTCAGGCCCAGCTCGTTAGCCTGCTTTTGGAGTTCGATCTCAGCGATTTTGACCTGGGCGATCTGCTCGGCAGTGAGCTTGTTGTTGGAGATCAAGTCCCCGACCTTCTCCGGCTCCACGCCAATCGCCTTAGAGATAGCGGAGACGGCCATACCGGCCAGCGGACCGCCCATCGCAGTGGCGATAGTGGGGGCAATTTGTTTGAGCCATTCCATTACTGTTTACTCCTTGCCAACATGGTTGCTGCAATCTGCAAGAGGACGCGGTACTGGTCCACATCCGGCGGTTCTTCTTTCCATCCAACGGTGATCTGCCCGACCAACTTGCCCGGCTCTGGAGGAACCCCCACCCGGCAGCCGTAGGTCATTCCCTTTTCCATGTACCACAGACCAATTTCAGACTGCGCCGTCTTGTAGTGACTGCACGGGATCTCACCGGCCATCAGCGCCACAACGTCCCTATTGTTGGCGACGTTGGAGGTGAAGAGGCCCACATCCAGCCCGTCGTGCTCCTTCTCCCTGCCCTGCTTGGTGTACGCCCGATGCAAGACGCGGGTGCCAAACATGGGGTTCACCTTGAATATAGCTACGACTGTAGCGTCGGTGTTCCGAAATAGATGCGCTGCTGCATCCTCCACCCGGTCTTCAGCGATGCTGGGGAGCTTTTGCTGCTCCTTGTAGGCCCCGATCAGGAAGGCTTGGTTCTGCCAGATGAAGTACCCCACGAACGCGAAGATCGCCATCAGGAGGATGGCAAACAGCTTGAACGGCGAGTCCACATAACTGAGGACTTTGTCGATCAGACTGTTGTGGTTGATCTTCTCTTCGCTCACGACACAGCCTGTTTAACGATGAAGATGATGATGACGCCGATGATGACAACACAGATCGCTCCACCGATGATCTGCGCCATGAGCAGCCGCTGGGCAACAACACGCTTGCGCTCAGCCGCAGCAATCCTTTCGGCCTTTTCGCGGGCCTGTTTAAGCTTCATCCGCTCTTTGAGCATCATCTCCCATAACTCAGGGTACCCGCCGTAGACGAGCTGATGTTTGAGCGCTTCCTCTGCTTCCCGCAGAGCGTTGGCCTGCATGACTATTTCCATCGCCCGTGCGGTGTCGGACTTGCCCGACTTGCCCGCATCGTTTGCGGCCTTCTGGACTACGTCACGCGCATCAAAGAACTTTCCAAACTCACCGACAAGGCCGTTGATGTCCTTGCCTAATTTGATGGCTTTCTGAATGCCCGCTACCGCAGCCTGCGCGGTCGCAAATGCGGTAATGGGATCGATCATGGTTTACACCCACGCTTTAGCAGCCTCATCCCAAGTGCATGGGAACTTTCCTTCGGGCATCGGCACGGGCGCTTTCCAAAGGCAACTATCCTCATTTAACACCCAGCTTGGGTACGGCTTGGGCGGAATAAAGGCATCACGTTGAGCGTCGTAGGTGTGGCCTATACCGGCGTAGTTCTTTCTGAACGCGATACCGCCAGCAGTGTGTACGCCGCCGCTGGTGTTGTAGCTGGTGCGCTTGCAGACCAGCCCGCGAAACTCTCCGTAGAACTTTTCCCAGTCCGTGCCTGCGTCGTCCCGGCCAGTAATTACTTCAACAACCACGTTGTTTGCATCAAGAAAAGCGTAGTGCGCCATCATTGACCTTAAGAAAAAGTAACGGTGCCAGTACCACCAGTTACCGTCACAACGGAGTCTGAACCCACCGTTGTCGTCGAAGAAGACAGGCCACCGCTGATGCTGATGTTCCAGCTTGACGGAAAACGTAAGATGACAACGCCCGATCCGCCCGAGCCGCCAGAGCGGAAACCAAAGCCACCCATACCGCCACCCCCGCCGCCGGTGTTAGCAGCGCCATTGGAGTTGCCGAGGTAACCAGCATTACCGCCACCGCCAGCACCGCCAAAGCCGGGGTTTTGCTCTCCAACACCACCGTCACCGCCACCACCACCGCCGCCGCCACGGGTTACCGCAGAGCCAGTAATGCTGGAGCTTAAGCCTGCACCACCATCCGGGCGGTTGGCACCACCGCCAAAACCAGTTTGGCTTGCACCGCCGCCACCGCCGCCAGTCTCCGAACCAAAAGCGCTTCCGCCCGGACCGCCAGCAAAGCCTTGCCCGGCTATGCCTGAGCCACCACTTGTGAACCGCCGACCGCCACCACCTGAGCCGCCTGAGCCACTGTTACCCTGTCCGCCCCCCGTGGAGGTTATGGACGAAAACACCGAGCTAGAGCCGGGAGAATCAGAGCCACCACCACCGCCCACAGTAACGGTTTGAGATGCGCCGGGGGAAATGTTGAGAGTGCCGGTCCTGTATCCACCAGCACCGCCTGCACCGCTGGTATCACTGTCTGCAAACGCGCCGCCACCGCCACCTGCCAGGACAAGATATTGAACGGGCACAACGTTGGATTTGCCGTATCCGTCGGACAAAGAGATGGTGCCGGTCGGCTTATTAAATAGCCGCCGCACCGCAGGACTGTTCAGGCTGATGTTGGCGGTCGGACTCAGGCCCAACTCCACGTTGACCTGAGACATTGAAATCGGACCCGAGGAAGGCAGCGTCATGACTTACCTCTTTCAGGGAGTGCCGTAGGCGGTGACGTTACCAGTCATGATGAAGTTGCCGGACGAGTCCATAGAGCCGACGGTGGTGGCGCCAAACCTAAACAGCAGCTTGCCACCGGACTCCGTGATGGTCCAGTTGGTCGTCGTCAGGGCGCCAGTGCCAATCGCCACATTACCCGTGCTCAAAGTGTTCGTGTCGGCGTTGTAGGCCAGACCGCTGTCAATAAACGGCGATTGGTTGCCCGTAGCCTGCGCGCCCACCAGCACCAAGGAAGTCGTGGTATCAGAGCTGGTCGTCGCGCTGATGTTGATGTTGGTGGCGTTGGTCGCCGTGGTGGCAGTATCGGCATTACCCGTGACGTTGCCGGTCAGGTTGCCCGTGACGTTGCCCGTGACGTTGCCAGTGAGGTTACCCACCACCGTGCCAATGATGTGGGTGTTCTGGAAGTAGAAGTTGGTCCCCTCAGACCAGACCGTCATGGTCTTGCCCGCCGGAATAGTGACCCCAGCACCCGCAGCGGTCGTGTTACCAATCACCGTGGAGTTGTAGATCGTAGCGGCGTAGCTGCTGGCGTTGTAGATGACGTAGGTCTTCTCTGCTGGGGGCGCATAGACCGCGAAGTTGGCTGCCGTTGTCGTGGTCAGCGCAATCGTCATGTTGCGCGCTTGGTCAGCCGCACCGTTCAGGGCCGTGAGCGCTTGGTTGGCCGAGATAACGGAGACGGATACATACCCGGCAATGGCCGACTCAACCAGCGTGCCCAGATTGGTGTTGGTCGTGTTACCCCACGTACCGGCTTGATCGCCCGTCGTGATCAGTTCGATCCGCAGGCTGGGGGAATAGGTGCTCATTACGAGGCTCCTTATTGGGAATTAGGGATATTTTGCCAGCCCGGGTTCTGGGCGTCATCTATTCCAGTCCAGCCCGGCGTCTGCGTGTCGGTGATATTGACCCAATCAGGGTTCTGGGTGGTGATGATCTTGACCCAGCCGCCCACCCCGAAGCTGTCGGCCAGAGCGGCGTTCTCGCTGATCGCCACGTTAAACGCTGCCGTGATGGCCCGGATATCGTCGCTGCTCAGGTTTTCGATCAGGGAAAGCAGGAAGTTGGATGTCACCACCTGCGCATCCGCCGCCGACAGATTCTCCGTGATGGAGTCCACGAAGACAAGGATGATGGTGGAAATATCCGCAAGGGATGAGTTTTCAGAGATGGCAGCAGCAAACTGCGCGGCGGCATTTCGCACATCGTCCATGTTGACGTTCTCAGCCACAGACTGGGCGAACTGAGCGGCGATGGTTGACGGGTCGTCCAGATTGGCGTTCTCAGCGATGGACTGCAAGAAGTTGGACTGCTGGGTGCTGGCGTCCGCCACTTCCAAAATGTCCTCCGTGCGGGACTCCAAGGCGGCAAAGAAAGGCACCGGGTCGTCTGCAAGGACTGCGTCTTCTGAGATGGATACGATAAACAGGAGCGAAATAACAGAGGCATCCGCCAGATCGGAGTTCTCGCTGATGGATTGCAGGAAGTCAGACTGCTGGGCGCTGGCGTCGTCCATGCCCACGTTCTCGTTCACGGCCCCGAAGAAAATGCCAGCGGTGGACTCAACCTCCGCCATCGTGACATCTTCGGTCTGGCTCTGGAGGAACGCGGACAGTTGGGTGCTGGCGTCGTCGGAGTTCAGGTTCTCCGTCAAGGAGAGGGCAAAGTTATTCCCTGCCAGTGAGGCAAACGGTACTTGGGAAAAACTCGCGATGCCGAACATTTAAACGCCCAGCGCGGCCTTGATCTGATCCGGGGTAGCAGCGGCATCGATGGCGGTCTGGATGGCGGCGTACTTCTCGCGGATTGCCTGACGGGCCGCTTCTGCGCCTTCCATTTGGCCGGGAATCTGCTTGGCGATGGCCTCATCATGGGGTGCGAACTCTGCCGAGCGGGCTGCCCGGCGCATGTCATGGCCGATGGATTTTGCTTTGGTGACGTTGATGACGATCATGCTTTACTCCTGATACTGCCACGCGGCACGGAACGTGCGGTCGGACGGAATGTCAGCGACATCCACGATCTTGTAGGGCTTGCCCGCCGGAACGTCTTTGGCCGCGATCTGTTCAATGGTCAGGCCGCACTCGTCAGCGGGGACAATGATGGCAACGCCATTGTCGGTGGGGTAAATGATTCGTTGGTTCATGGTTGGTCCTTAGCGGAATACTTGAAAAGAAGCCTGAGATATATCTCTAGAAGTGCCGCTTTCAAAGTTTCTGATTCGTGCGCTACTAGTGTTTGTTGGGGCTGCGTTCAAAATATCATTACCAGCAGATTGTGAACCACTCGCAAAGAAATAAGGGCAGCAAGCTACTGAATAGTTCGCATCTGGCATCGCATTTGTGAAGTTCACCGTGTAATCGCCAGTTCCGTTATCTGTAATGCTCGACACGTTGCCGCTGGCACGAATAGCCACAGTGTTAGTGCCGTTGAAGTTCACCCAAGCACGGCAGCCGTAGGCGACAGCAGCAGAGCCGTAGCCCGAGTTGAAAGCAAACAGGCCCGCAGAGGTGAAGCTGGCCACATCCGCAGTGGTAGCCCCAGAGTTGCCCACACCCAGACGCACCGTGCCGTCAGGCGTTGAGGGCTGATATAGCGTGAAGTTGTTGGTGGCAGTGACCGACTGGCCGACCTGTACGTTATTGGTGCGAACGGTGCTCATGCCAGTTGCTCCTCAGTCGGACGCGCAAGGGTTGGGTGTTCCCACTTGGCGATGTAGTCGCCTCGCCCGTCGCTGTCGTTTTGCAACATGATGACGGTCAGAAAGTCACGGTCCGTGAGTTCCGGGTACAGGGCTTTGATTTTGTCGTACAGGCTCATCATGCGGCCCTCACCATTGCGGCCTGAAAAAAGACCGCTGACGGGCCGAAAGCGGAAGTGTTCTGCGCGCTGCCATTGTTATGCTGCCCATAAATCTCGACGTAATCTGTCGAACCATTCAGGTAGACAAGACAAGAAATCGTGTTGTTTAGGCCCACTGCGTTATTAGGAACCGAACTTCCACGCTTTAATTCCGCACCGTTTTTATAAACCATAATAAACGTGTAAGTTGAAGTCCAACCACCCCAGTTGATGCCCGCGTTGACTTGGTAATACCCTGCAACCGTTGGCGTAAAGCGATAGGTCGTGGCGTTGTCGTAACCGCCATTGGTGTCGAACTCTTCCGTCTGAAACGCAATTTTTGTAGCAGTGTTATTGTTTACGCTTTGAGCGCTGCTTGCATACGCGCTGAACGCCGGACCAGTCCCCGCAAAGGTGGACGCAGTGCTCACCAAGGTGCCGGTGTTATCCGGCAGCGTCAGAGTCTGGTTGTTGGCCGTGACCGGCTCTTGCAGCGTAACACTGCCACCGCCGGAGGAGTTGAGTTTCAGGCTCATGGCTTACTCGTACAAGATGTTGATAGTGCCAGCGTCGAAGGTGTCAGTGCCGTTGACGGTGGTGATGCGGACGCGGTCAAGGGCGCCGCCGATTGATGTTCTAACGCCAGCCGATGACATTACAAACGATATAGGCGAAACAGAATCATAAATCATACTGCCCGTCGAAACATAGGTATTTGAACCGACTAAGTAAATAATGCTTGCGCCAGAAAGAGTGTTGGATGCGTTAATTGAAACTGTGGCAAGAAAACCAGATGTACCGTTTGTGCCACCAACACTAGTACCTGTATATGCCGAACTGCTTCCATATCCAGATGTCAAAAAAGAACCTGAACCAATTTGAATTAGCAAGTTACTTGTCCCGTTCGTACTTACGCCGTTAAACATCACCGTGATTCGGCGAACCCACGACGGGATGCCGGTGAAGTCGATACTGGTGCCCGAGGTGGACGCAACAGCGGTGCCAGAAACCAGCGGGTACAAGTTAGTTGCAACGCCACTGGCCTGAACAGCGCCACTAAAAGTGCCTGCGGGAGAGGTCAGCCCGCTTGTTCCGTCAAGAGTTATCGGCATATCACACCACCGTCCATACTGAGCCAGAGGGAACCGTGACCACAGCCCCGGCGTTGATGCTGACCGGACCGAACGTACCGGCGTTGCTGCCAGATGGGATGCTGTAGCTCGTGGTCACCGTCTGGCCGTTTTCAATAAAGATATTGTCGTTGCCACCGCCCGTTGCGCCACCACCCACAGCAGACCATGCGGTGCCGTTGTAGCCCTCGAACTTGATGGTCGTGGTGTTGAACCGGAAGCCACCCTGAACGGGCGTGGGGCGCTCACCCGTCGTGCCCACAGCGGGAACGAACTGGCCCGTGCTGCCAACCGTCAGCGTGTTGGACGGCGGGCTTATGGTATTGACTGCAATAGTGCTCATCAGTATTTCCCTTCCGCGAAGACGTTCACGAACACCGTGCCATCTTCTAACGCTTCAATCTCATGCCACTCAGACCCGACCAGATTTACTGGCTGCGTGTCTTTGGTCATCACCAACTCCCGGCCCTCTTTGCGGACGATGCAACTACCAGCATGACACATGGTCAGGTGCGAGTAAGCGTGCTCATGACGCGGCAAACCCTCGCCCGCGTTCGCGTGAAACACGTTCAACGTCGTGCCATCTTGCGTGACGGTGAAACGCGGGGCGGCCTGCATGATCACAGCGTCTGCGCCCCGCTAACGGCCGGCTGCTCTTGAAGAATAGGCTCTTCAGTTGCCGGCGAAACAAACTCATCACGTTCAGCATCATAGGTATACCCAATCCCCGCGTAGCAACCCCTGAACGATGCGTTGTATGAGGTCTGCTTCCAGTTGGTGCCGGGGAACAGAGAGTTCATGAACTCCACGCCCACAGGTTCGCTTTCGGGGAAAGGCAGATTCCCCAGCGCTTCGTTGCTAACAACAAGCACTTCAAGGACCACATTGTTTTCATCAAGTTTTGCAAAGTGCGCCATGATCTTCAGAACGTGATTGAGCCGGAGCCGGTCCAACGGTAAATCTTAAATCCGCCAGTAGTTGTGAAAGAAGGAGACCCGGTGGTCGAGGTTGCGTCTGCAAATGTGTCTGCGTAACGAATGATTACAACTCCAGAGCCGCCGGTGCCACCACCATCGGGGAAAGTGTTTTCACCAGCACCGCCACCACCACCGCCAGTATTTGCAGTTCCGTTACCGCCGTTACCGGGGGTGCCCGCAGTGCCACCAGTGCCACCGCCGCCTGCGCCGCCAGAACCGTTCGTTGCGTTTCTATACCGGCCACCGCCTCCGCCGCCAGCGTAAGTTACAGACGAACCGCTGATGCTTGAAGCAGAGCCATTACCACCGTTGCCAGCTTGCGTTGCACCAGCACTGGCTCCACCTGCGCTTGCGCCGCCACCACCGCCACCGTTCCTTCTATCGGCACAGACATCCTCAAAACCGTTGCCTCCGCCGTTTCCTTGGCCAGCAGTTCCGCCCGCGCCAGAACCGTTTCCACCCGACTTTCCGCCACCGCCACCACCAGAGCCGCCTGTAGCCGCCGCGCTTGCTTCCCCGCCGCCAGTACCACCACCAGTAGCTGTTATGGAACTGAAAACAGAGTTACTTCCGCTGGTTCTGTTTGGGCCGCCACCGCCAACAGTAACGGTAATAGCGGAGCCTGCCGTAACCGCAAAACCAGAAGCCGTACGAAAACCACCGGCTCCACCACCGCCACCGCCGTTACCACCGCCACCGCCACCGCCACCAGCGACGACAAGATATTCAACGGTGGATGGGGCTAAAGGCCCCCCACCAGCACCTGCCAACGCATTATGGATACCGGCCATTACGTCAGGCCCCCGCCAGAGATGACAGCTTCGGTTGCGGAGATAAACACCACCGTCACAAGACCCCGCTGAGCCAACGTGCGGTTACCCGTGTTAGCAGTGCCGACCTGACGCAGCGTCAGGCTACCACCTTGCGTGATGGTGATGTTGCTGCCGCTGTTGTTGTAGATCGTGACTACATCATTTGCGGCAAATACGTTGGCGGGCACCGTCACACCAGCCGTCACGGATACCAGAGTGCCGCGATCCCCAATAACCAAAGTTCCTCCACCGCTGGCGGTGGACTGGGTCAAAAGAGAACGCAACTGATCCACAAACGCAGTGGTCGCAATCGTGGTAGTCGCTGTTTTTGCGGCCTGTGTAACCGCCAAAATGCCCGTGGGGATTGTTCCGGTTGAAAGATTAGACGCGTTCAGGTTGGTGAGGTTAGAGCCATTGCCGGAAGACGGCGTACCCAAAGCCCCGCCAGAGATATACAAAGTACCGGTCTGATCCGGCAGCGTCACCGTTTGATCGGAGTTTGTATTGGGCGAGGTGAGGGTCACCGTGCCCGCGCCAAGCGCGTTTCCTGTAAATGCAATGCGGCTCATATGTATTCCTTAGACAATAACCCAGCGCCCGCCAGATGCCACCGTTACCGTTACGCCAGAATCCACAAGAAGAGGTCCTGTGCTGGAGGCGTTGTTTCCAGAGGCAATAGTGTAGGAGGCGGTCACCGTTGCGGTGTTCACAAAAATACCGTTGCTGGCCGTCACTGCGCTGGATTGCATGTCGCCCGTGCTGGGCTTGTACAGCAGCTTGGCGTTGCTGGTGAAGATTGTCGTCGGGGTGCCCGTCGTAGCGTTGGCAAACAGCGGGAAGACGTTCGTCGCCGTGCTGGTATCGTTGGAGATCGAGGCCGGAGCGCTCACCGTCCCCCACGAAGTGTTCGACCCATCCGTCGTCAGGTACTTGCCCGACTGGGAGGTCTGGCTGGGGACCAAGGCGTTAAATGCGGCGTTGGCCGTCGTCTGCCCCGTACCGCCCGCAGCAATAGGCAAGGTCCCCGCCGTCAGGGCCGAGGAACTCGTGGAGAACAGGGCGTTATTAGCACCCGTGAAAGTCGTCAGCCCCGTGCCGCCAGCCGCAGAAGGCAGAGTACCCGCAGTCAGGGTCGTAGACCCGGTGGAAAACAGCGCGTTATTGGCCCCGGTGAATGTCGTCAGGCCCGTGCCACCGTAGGCTGGCTGGATGGTGCCGCCCTGCCAAGTGCCACCTGAGACAACCGCAGAGCCAAGATTGAATGCGTTGGTGCCAAACGTCACACCCTCCGGCAGATAGGCGTGAAGGTCCCAAGTACCCCCAACCGTGGCGTTGGCTGTTAAAAACACCGCGCCTGCACCGCCAGAGGCAATCGTACCAATCGTGGCACTGGCGTAGTCCGTAATGGTCAGGTTGCCCGTGGCGATGTTGTTGAACACAAACGCCACACCCGTTGTCAGCGTGGTGGCATCGGGCAACGCATACGTCTGCCCACCCGTCCCAACAAGGGTGTGGATGTAGCTGGACGCGGCAGTTAGCGCCGTCGTCCCACCAGCCGCAGTGGTAGTGGTGTTGGCTTGATTGACCCGGTTGACCGTGATGTTGGAGTTGGAATCCCGCAGCACCACCGAGTTGGCCCCGGAGGACGAAGTAACCCCCGTGCCGCCATACGCCACAGCAATGGTCGATCCCTGCCATGTGCCCGAGGCCACAGTCCCCAGCGCAGAGACGTTGCCGCTCTCATTGAGGTTGACCGACCGGCCAGACGGGTAAGTGACAAAGACACTGACCGCGCCCGAGAAGGTGACCGCACTGCCCGTATTGCTGGACGCGTAGATGGTCGTACGCGTGAGGGTCGGCCCCGTGGTGGAGTACGTGCCAAGGCCCACCTCCCACTGGCCGGTCGTATCTGTGGCCGAGTAGTAGGTGGTGTTGGTGTCGCCAATGACCGCGAACGTCTGAAAGCCCGCAACCGCGCCGGTCAGCGTAAAGCTTACAGTGGTGTTCGCCGTGGCCGATTCTTGGACACGGTTTGCAAGAACCAGAGCCATTTAAGACTCCTTATTAGGACGTTGCGGTCGTGCTGTAGGTAACGCTAACAGTGTCGCCCGCCGTGGTGACCTTGGCCGTACCGAAAGCACCTGCGCTGTACAGCGTGCCCGAGGTGTTGCCTTGAGTCGAAGATGCGCCAGAGCCGGTCACCAAGAAGCAGCCCCCCACCGTGCCACCGCCACCCGTGATGGTGTAGGTGATGGCCGTAGCAGTCTTGGTCGTCACGTTAGTCGGGGTCGTGCCGGTCGAGGTGGCAGAGCCAAACACCGCCGTACCACGCACAGCCGAGCCGCCAACGGTGTAGTTGGTGAACTCAGTCCACGACTTGGAGGACAGCGTGTCCGACGCGGCGAAGGTCAAGCCCGTGCCAGAGATCAGACCGAGGAACGGACCCACCGTGGTGTAGGAGGTGCCCGACAGCAGGGTGTCCAGCATCAGCTCCTTGCCCACGGCGTTGACCAAGTTGGGGAAACCTTCTTCCCACTTGATGTTGCCATCAGCGTCACGGCAGACCACATGGTAGTGGCCTTCAATGCCAACAGACTCAGCGCCCACGACATTGGACTGCATGGTCACCTCTGCATGGTCACCAAAGTTAGAGAGTTCTTTTTGCATGATTGATCCTTAAACAAGGCGGATGAGAGCAGAGGTGCTGGTGTTAGCGGGCATCTGCACGGTGAAAGAAGTGGTCGAGGTCTTGTCAGACCCAAAGTCCAGAACGCAGACAGCACCGTTGTCGCCCGGGGTGTAGATCAACGCGCCACGCGCCGTGATCGCGCCAGTCCACGCGGGGGACGAGAAGTTAATGTACGTCGTGCTGCCACCAGCGTTATTTGCCTCACTGGCAATCGTGGCCGTCACAACATTACCGCCTGCAACATAGTTGCCGCCCGTCGCCTCACCCGCCGTGGTGTATGCCGTCGTCGTGGAGTCCAGCGTAGCCGCGTTGGTGTACAGCGCCAGATAGAACGTATCAGAGGCGAAGTTAATCGTCCCGTTGGCGAGGCCCGAGCGAAGTGTGTTGCAGGAGAAGTTTCCAGCAAAAGCCATTACCGGACCCCGTTATTCTGCGGCAAAGGAGCCTGCCGATATTGACCACTGCGGTACGCATCGCTGCGCTCCAGACCATCACCCAGACGCGAGGCCAGTGCCAGAGCTTCTTTGTACTTGCCGTCGTACAGCGCCATCATGTCGGTCTCACCCTTCATGAACGTGTATGCCTCAACCAGAGAGCCGTACAGGAGCACTGTCTCAAAGTTATCACCCAGCCAAGTCTGACCGTCCGCAGCCACCGAGATGGACTCCGGATAGTAGTAATAGTGCAGCTCGACGTTGTACGCCGCATCGGGCGTCGGGCCGAGGATGAAGCTCAGTTCATCAGAGATCGTTGCACCAGATACCGTCGGGCCAAACAGCGCGTAGTATTTGGGGATGCCCGTGTCACTTGTCGGGTTCGGGTACGCCTGTCGGATGAAGTTCACATCCTTGTTCAGCAAGTACTCGTAGTTCCCCAACGCATCAATAACGGCCATCGAGTACACCGACAAGAAGTCAGTGGGGCATGACAGGTATTTATTGTTGGCAGACGCGGAACCCGTGACGTTCTTGCGCAGCGACGGGAACTGCACCGTGTTGTAGATGCGCTGCTCGGCCTGCTGCACGAACAACGGAATGTTCGCAACAAAGTCCTGCTCGAAGTTCTGCGTGTAATCGCAGATTGCAGCGGTCAACTGGGTGTAGTTCATGCCGTTTTTAGGCCATCGGGCCGCGAGCCATCACGCCTTTGGTAGCCGCGCCAGTGCCACGGATTTTGATACCCGAGGTTTTGGTTGCCGGATACGGATTGCTGCGATGGTTAGCCAGCGACTGGTTTTGTTTCAGCGCTTCTTTGACAGGCATCTGCCCCACAACGGGGGACTTCACGGTGGTGATCTTGCCGGACATATCAGGCTCCTTTGCGACCGGGGCTGCGCTGGTTCATGACCTTGGCCATGTTGCGCCCGTACTTGAGCATGTCGGCGTTGGTCTTGCCGCCAGCCTTCAGCTTGGTCGGGGCCTTGCCCGGGTGCATATTCTTCTCGTGCTTGCGCACAGCGGTTTTCGCGTCCATGTTCACTCCTTACGTCGTGGATACTGATACTGTACCCAATTGCACAGATAAAACCAAGTTATTCGGTGTCAGCGCAGCATCAAAAAAGCTGCTGCCTCCCACTGGATTCCAGCCCCACTGAAAGACCCGGCTACCGCCGGTCAGGGTTCCGTCCGGGCCGGTACCGGCAACCACATAGGTGCTATCCGGGCGGGGGTTGCGAAGCGCCTGCGGGTCGTCCACCGGGTACATGCCAAGCTGCAACTGCGGCTGATCCGGGTCCCAGCACTGCTTGCACACCAGCA